GCCTGCTGAACCTAAAAGCCCCGCAGTTGCAGGGGCGGCAGAAAGCGAAGCAGCAAGCGCCGAGCTACTTGCCCCCGTCGCAGCGGGTGCGGCAACAGTTAGTCCTGTTGGTGCTCCAAGCAAAAGAGGCTCTAGTCCACTCACTTAAACAACCCCTGTCCTGGTTGACGACCCGCCGTACTTGAAAATGAGCCCCCGGTTGTGCCTGTGGTAGCAGTAAACGGTGCTGTCTGACCAAGCGTACCCGGCCCGCCGCCCACCAAGTTAAGGGGCAAGCCAAGAAGCTGTAGGTTCTGGGCGAACGCACCGCTCCTTGCGCCCTGCTCCAGCCCGGCCCTGTTGAATATGTCCTGACGGGGCTGGTTGATGAGTCCTTCTGTCTCCCTGGCGGCAGCCTGTTGACCTATGGAAGCAAGCTGGCTGACATGAGGACTTAGGGCGGTGGCTATTTCTTGACCGAAGATGGTTGAGCCGGGGCCGAAGCCTCTTGACGATACCGCCTGCTCAACCCCACGGACAGTTTCACCTATTGCTGGAGCCGCCGCAAATTGTGCCGCCCCTATCTCAGCTTGGCGTCTCTGCGCCAACAGATTAGCAAGTTGTGGGTCAGCCCCGAACTGCCCACCAATGGCTGATTGCGTGACAGGGCCAATGTCTGTGCCGAAATTCCCTGCACCCAGGCCCCCCGTAATGCCACCAAGAAGGTCCAGCACCGGGCCTTGAAGGCGGTCAAGAAAAGCCGTTCTTACGCCTAGCTCCTGCTGCATCAACGCCCGTTGTTCGGGCGAAAGCTGTGGGGTCGTCTGGGTTGTGGTTGGTGCTTCCTGTCTACTTGTTCCTCTACTGCTACCGCCGCCCATTAGATTATCCTCAATTTGCCGTAGCCCCAACGGTGGGCCATTTCACACTCTTTCCACAAGAACAAATGAGGGGTTATTGTAGGTTCCGATTGGTTTAACCCCCCGTAATCATTAACAATTTGTTTGCCTATTTTACAAGGCATTCCTCCACACTTAGGGCAATATTTACTCGTCATTTATCCTACCTCCGCTGTTTCTAGCTTTTTCTTTCTCGGTCTGCCACGCTTCCGCTTGGGCTTCTCAGGCTTAGGTTGTCTATTGCGCCATTCCTTCTGCGTAAGAGAGAAAATAATCTGGTCCATTGGGCCATCTGAGCCATCGCCATCAGGAATAAACCCCGTTTCTTTGAATCCTGACCCTTTGGCAAGGGCCTGAGCCCGCCTGTTTGCCCTGTGGCAAAACACCTTTATTATGGAATACCCACCTTCTGGCTTCCCATCCATTTCTGAAGGCCCCAGGAAGGCCCCTAGAAGCGTCTTTACGACATCTTCCGTATACCCCTTGCCCCAGACCTCCCTACCCATGAGAAAGGTCGGCCAAGCGCATTTATCGTCCACCTCGGTAGTCCATACGGCCCCTATCAATTTGGTAGGCGACTTGCTATATATTCCCCAATGCCAATTTTCAGACCCGTACATCTGGGAAAGCGTCCAGTTTCTATACAGAATGAACGGGTCAACATTCAACTTCTCTGCTTCCTTGTAATACTGGCGGTGGGCCTCGAAGTAACCTAATATGGGTTTATGCTCCCGAAACTTCCACACGGCAGGAAGGTCGGCCTTCTCCAGTGGAACTATGACAATATTCTCACCAATAAATATCATCGGCCAAAAACATCCTTTATCTCTTGGGTAGTCAAGCCAGTCGCCTGCCTTATCTTATCTATGGCCGCATCGCGCTTGGCCTTCTTCAATGCCGCCTTATCTCTGGCTGGCTTGCCTATCCATTTTTCTCGTATCGTATCCCATTGCTTGTCCGTGACTTGCTTTTCCCTGATGGTCGTTGGGTCTATCCCAGCGTTGATTGCATTTCCCGTACAAGTGCCGGGGGTAGCATGGGACTGATATTCCAATAGCTTCCCTGTGGATTTATAGACACACACTTGACCAGCCCACGCTGGCGCAATGAGAAAGAGTGTCATCAAAATGCCTACGAGCCAACGCATTTTTACCTCCTATCTAAAAGCGATGTACTGGACCTGTATTGTTCCCGTTGGGGAACTTATTTTAATCCAAGCAATGGTGAACCCATCGTTATCGAAAGATTTTACATCTCCCTTATAGTCTGTTCCAGACGCTTCGTTATCGAATATGGCGTTAGCCAAAGGTGAGTATGTCCCAGGGGCCGAACCTAATTCAGCTATGGAGAGCCCTGTAGTGCCATCATCCATGCCCCATGAAATCTCGTCACTAGATGTTTGGGACATGAAGAAAATGACACCCGCTGGCTTAAAACCGACCCCAGTAATGGTTTGGTCCCCGGAAGCGAGGGAAGTATCACGGGTGAAATTACCTACTTTAACATCGCTATCTTGCCACGACACGCCACCATCACCGTCTACTTGGAGTGTTTGGTCTTTACTTGCGTTCTCCGAACCTATTTGTGCGGCCAGTACGGATTCAACTACCGTTGAGGCATGGGCTTCCTGGCCGGTTACAGTCGTGCCATCATTCAGGATAATGCTATCCCAAAACCGCACTCCACCGTTGCAGACATAGAAAAGGTCGTTGGTCGTGTCAATAACAAGGCGTCCCCTGTCCCCATCGTCATCGCAGTCTCCAGCGGAAGGGGCCCCAGCGTTTGTCTTGTCAAACCGCAAGTAGGATGTAGAGTGTATGACTACATCGCCCTTGGTGTTGTGGGTAGAACCAACCATAGCAAGGTCGCCGCCCGAAGCCGTAGTTCCAGCAATTAGTTCGTTGGTCGGGTCAATGACCAAGCCGACCGTTCCCCCGCTGTCGTCAAAGACGAATACTTCCGTGCCGTCGTTTGTGCCTAGTCGCAGCAGTGCATCACTCGTGCCGGTGGTGTTAAACTTATAAACTGCGTCCAACCTAAGTTGTAACTGTGGCGCAAGCCCTGTGGATGCGTCACCAAGGAGAACTTCGTTGGCACTCTTGCCGAACTGCGCCGTGCTCGCCGACGGCCCCGAGCAGAGAAAGTCCGTCCCATCGAATACGCAGTTGGCGTCTTGGCCGTCGCCCCAGTATAGCTTTACGTTATCACCAAATGTCTTAGCGCCCGTTATCGTTTGGGCGGTGTCCGTGGTTACATTGCTTTCAGTCCCGCCTGATATTTCAAACGAAGCACCGTGAACACCACTAACAGAAACCAAGAAGAAGAGGATTGAGGCAATCGTTATTGAAAAGCGTTTCATTGTCCCACCCCCTACTCTTGTTTGCTGTAAGTCACGATGAGGCTACAATCAGTACCCAGACTAGCGTAGCTGGCACCCTCAACCGAATCACAGACAGCCCACACATTTGACAAATCGAACATATCACCACCCCAGTTAGATAGGGCGGGAGCGTCCATGCTCAAGGTCTGGCCGTGTGTCAACCTGATACCGTTTGCCACCGCAACATTCGAGTCACCAATCCACATGACCACGTTTGCATGGGCCATGTATGGCTGGAATATCACCGACTGCGCCAAGGTATTTACCGAGGTCGTTACCTGGGTGGCCGTTTGGCTCACAGTTGGCACTACAATTGTCGCTGTCTTAAACTGGGTTGCGAACAAAGAAGTCGCAAGCACTAGAACAAGAACAATTCCCATGGCTAGTCTTCTCATAATGATTACCTCTTCTTCTTTGGTTTCTTCTTTTTAGGTTTACGCTTTCCTTTGTGCTTATGCAGGGCCATGATTATTTCTCCAATAGTGATTCTATCTCATCATCGGTTAATCCAAGGGCCTTGAGCTTGCCCTTTGCCGCGTTCTTATCAGCTTGCCGCTTGAGCCTTGCTTGGTTGTCGGCATTCTTCGCCGCAGTATCTATGATAATCCCCGTAGCCTTCGAGCCACGCCAGTATTTTCTATCCTTGCGGTCTGGCTTGAGTGCAGGGTCAATGTCCTCGTAGTCCCCGGAGTCCAGCAGGGCTTTCAGGGCTGGAACCTCGTTGGCCGTTTCCTCAAACAATCTCTTTTCACAATCATCCCGTAATTCATTTTCTATACATGCTTGCTCTGCTGGGATAGTTACTCTTACTGTACCATCTGGCATATACCAGACACGCTGTTTCATCTCAGCTTGCACAACTGAAGGGATAAGAAATAAGGCAAAAATCAAAAGCATCATTTTTGTTCTCATTTTACTGATTTCCTATGGCTACAACCATTGTTGGGTCAACATCAAGAGCGGCATTGGAGGCATTTCTTACTTCGATAGTTACTGAACCAACAGCCAGGGTAGTTCCATTTTTAACAGTGATTACAGCGATTTTTGCGGAAGCTGCCGCAATCGCACTGCCCCAAATTGCATAATTACCATCAGCAAAATCTCGGTCCCATGTGATTGTAAAATCTCCCGTGGTGTTGTCCGTAATAGACGATACGTTGAAGCTGTCGTTTATGGTTACGCTTCCCTGAAAGTTTACCCATGCCTTGACGATACTATCCTTAACCATTGTATTTGCTTGCGGGGGCGACGCTGCATCCATCGCAAGTTGAAGGCCGCTACTATCGAGGACGGCCCGCTCGACCCCACCTGTATCGAAGCGAATCTTGTTCTCGTTGTTTGACTCTTCTACTTGGACCTTGGTATCACCATCGGAGTCACTAATTTCATCTACTAGGGGGGTGCCCCATGATGCCCCACCATCACCATCAACAATCATGGACTTCCCTGATGCGCCAGCTTCCGTGGTAACCAAGCCAACCGTTATAGACTCAACCACCGTTGAAGCATGAGCCTGGACTGTCCCACCCTCGCCAGCAGACTCATGGCTATGCACCGCATCGGTCCAAACGCTATCCCAGTCAAACGAACTGGCACCGCCTTCTGCGGCAGATGAATGGTCGTGCGCGGCATCAGACCATACGTTATCCCAGTCTAATTGCCGCGAGTTTGAGCTATCGTGGTCGTGGCCCGATGAAGTATTGAAACAATCCGTGCCGAAGGTATAGCCACGGTCGTATTCGCCCTCAAGGTCTGTCTCCGTCAGTACTTCCGAGCTGCCCCAATCCTTGGAACGGCTCCAAGAAGTAGAACAGGCAGACCATGCCATTGAGGGAAACAAAGTAATGAGGAAAAGAGCAATGCACAGACGCTTCATCAATTATTCCTCCATCTCTGCATATTCCAACGCAAATCCAAAGATACTGAACCGTTCATCAACGATACTGTTAGCAAAATCAAACTTAATCCAATAGCCGTCACCACGAATTGAAACAGGAACCACGGTTGTGGTAATATCCTGAGAGACGCAAAGGCGGTCCTGCCCCAATATAAAGCTGCCTAAAGCAGCACAGCCACCGCTCATGTTTATTGTCGTCGAGGTAGGAGTGGCAAAATCAATAGACCACGAAACAGTCAAATTATAGTCACCAACTGCTTCGTGAAAGATGAGTAGCTTCGGCCCAAAAGATTTCTTAATCGAGGGCCGACCCATATCCAACCAGGGTGTGCTGTAAGAAGCCTCAAATGCTACACCGTCATCGTTGAATGAGTTGTCGTCTAGTTGCCATACATACCCATCATCATCACCGCTATAAACAATGAGGTCTTCTGTGGCTGTGTCTCTCTTAACACCAAGGATATTGTGAGCATTGGAACTATGGACAATTGACCACGCTTTATTAAGAATGGTGTATTTGAGAATTATATCGTTTTCAGATGAGCCGGACTTTGCGGCGGCGAAATAATACTGGCCCTTCCGGGGATAGAACGCTGCGCTCGATAGCTTGAGCCTTGAGCTACTAAGGCCACGAAAGTCCGGCTTGATTTTCTCGGTAATCAAAGATGGCCTGAAGTCGCCAAACTCCTGAATGTTTTTTAACGAAACGATTCCATCCTTTGAGGCAAAAAGAAGGTCAGTCCCCTCCTGTCCAGTAACTGTCTGAATTGAGTTATGCGACACGGCCCCGACCCCAATAACAAGGGGCTTCAACACAAATGGGTCGGGGTCGGTTGACGTTGGAGAGTCGCCATAAAGAATATGAATAGACCGTTCCTTGAATATTACAAGGACGCCAAGGTGAGAAGCGACACCCGTTAGAAACCCACCCTCCGTAGATGCAATCTGAAACGACCCGCTGCCCGCCCCCGCGAAATCAGTTGGGTCATTGAGAGCGGAGTAATAGACAATGGAGGAGTTGGCTTCAAGGATAAACAGCCGTCGCCTGTGGGCAATGGGAGCTAAGCATGTCGCGGGCGTCGTTGTGAGAGTTGTCCAAGCAGACCCATCCGTGGTGGTCTGGGCAAATGTATCACCATTGCATCCTACAAGCCGCGTTCCGAGCCAGTTGGCCCATGTCCAACGACGGTTGGCATTGGTGGAAAAACCAGCAGCCCTCTCTGTAAACACACCCGAAACGTCTTGATGTATTATTCCAGTAGTTGACGCTATATAAAAGTTCCTGCTTCCAGTTGATTTCTCCCACTCAAAGAGCCCCGTTACAGAATGGCCCTGTACGATTGGCAAAGAGTTTAGCTTGGAAGAGCCTCGCCGTTTCTCTCGTATTCCAAGGAGCGTAAACTCAACATTGGTAGCATGGGTAAGGTCTTCCTTGGGAACCATTAAGGTAGAAGCGTTGGTGTTCAGCCCACCCGTGGCGTTGATGAAGATGGCCCGCTTGTACCTAGTCGCCGCCAAAGACGGACTGGCAAGCCCTAGAACCAAAAGAAATGTTAGTAGATAACGCTTCATCGTCTTATTGCTTGCAAGAGTTGGTTTATAAGTTCCGACTCAGGCAATCTACCAACTGGTGAACGGAATAACTCAGGATTGTTCCCAAGTCCAAGTTCGGGCGGTAAAGCGTTAAGCCTCATCCCTAGCTTTCCTAAATCATCTGACCGTTTTTGGGCGGCCGTGAGAGCCTTTTCCATAGTGTCAAATTCAAATATCCCCTCACGGTCCCCCGCCTCCATTCTTTGAATGGCAAGAGGTATTGCTTCTCTGGGAGACAAAAGCCTGCCACCAAATATTGTTGGAGCGTTGATGAATCTAGTTTTTCCACCTTCTCCGGGGATAGAAAACGTGGTAGATAGCTCCGTAGAGTTTTCGGGAATCCCAAATTGATTTGGTGAACCCACCATTTTTACCTCAATGTTCGCCTTGTCCAGTTGGAATCATAAACCCTGGATGAGCGCCTACTGCGCCGTTCGTAACGACGAAAAGACGGGCGAATCATCGGCAAGTCCTCTTGCTGCCTTGTCTTGTGGTCGCCTAACATCCTCGCCCGCCTAACCTCAAACAAGCCCTCGAAGTAACGAGCCCGTTCCATGTCATTGCGTTCGCCTTGGAACCACAACTGCAATGCCTTCCAAGCAATGGCGTCTCTGTAGTCCCTCGGCATTAGCGGCTTATCACCATCAGCAGACAGAGGCGTGGTCATCTGAACGTAATCACCTTCGACAGTCGCAAGCTCAAAGGGAAAAGGAATGAAGATAATGCTCTGAGTTCCATCCTCATCGCTCTCTAGGGTGTAGAACTCCGGCGGCCCCTCGTCGGTGGCAAAATCCCTCTGCATCCTACGGAACTCTCTTATTCCGAGCGGTTGTGGGTAATACGGCCAGAAGGCTTGGTGTGGCTGTAGCATCTCTTTGAAGTCGCTCGGCAGGACATATACGTCCGTCCATATCTTGTAGGACGCCCCAGAAGCGGCATCACCCTTATAAGTAATTGTCTGACCCGGAACGCCAAGGGTAAGCGCGGTGTCGCTGTCCATAGACTGAACGGGGTATACTTCCGCATCCCCGACAACCTGGATTTTAGCTTTGGCGAGGAGGTTAGTTGACCAAGCCGTACCGCTCCCGGCGAAGGTCGTCCCTTCCACCGTGGTCGTAAGGGTTCCCGTTTCATAGGGAGGCTCAAGGTTCACCCTAAATTGTTTCTGCAAGTACCACCACTCGAAGGCTGAGTTTATTATATCGTCGGCGACATTGCAGAGCGTCTTCACCTTATTTAAATTTTCAGTCGAGACTGTAATTTCAATATTGCCCTGCTCGGCAATAAAGGTATAAATATCGAGGAAGTTTTCGAGGAATATTTGCCTAGCCATCTAACTTCATGGCCTCCAATTTATTGGAGTAGTGTGCCAGTTTCTTTCTGTCTTGGGACATTTCAGCTTCGAGGCTCTTAATTTGGCCCCCCAGTCTTTTTATCTCTGAAATGTAATCCGACTCCCTGGCGACTAGGCCCCTCTTGACCTTATCGGCTTCCGTTTTAGCCAAGGAAACACCCTTGATGCTTTCTTCAATTTCACCCAGCCTGCTCTCGATATGAACTTCCATCCTCTCAACCCTGAGACCTCGCTCATCCAGAGACTCAGAAACCTTCTTAAGCTCCGTCTCCCACCCCCTCAACATCCGTTCTGTTGTATCAATCTTTCCGGTTCTGGCATCAAAGTCAGCCACAACTTGGTCGTGTTTCTTCTCTCTCGCTTCCATCGCCGCAAGCCTTGACTTTACATCGGCCTCCATCGCCACCAAATGTTTCATCTCGTCAGCCATATACTTTCTCCTTATTGATAATCAGTCTTAGTTGTGGTAAGCTTAATGCATGGAATTCCCTGAGATTTGGAAACCTGTTAGAGAATCCAAGGGTTTCTATGAAATTAGCAGTGCCGGACGCCTTAGAAGATTGAAGCCTGGGCATGGAACACGCGTGGGATATATTCACAAGCCAAAAACCAACCACTCTGGTTACTTCCACTACTCTCTTAGTATTAATTGCAAGAGACTTTATAGGTCGGCTCATAGACTGGTTGCAGATGCTTTTATTGGTCCAAGGCCCAAAGGATATGAAGTAAATCATATAAATAGTATAAAAGCTGATAATAGACCTGAAAATCTTGAATATGTTCTTCCCAAACATAATCGTATCAATCACAAAGGAGAAAAAAATGGAAGGTCCAAACTTACAGAAAAAGATGTGATCCACATTAGAGAGGCAAGAGAACGGGGGGGGCGAGTTACTGATATTGCCAGTCTTTATGGGGTTTCCCTACCAACTATCAGTCAATTATTGCATGGCAGAACATGGAA